AGATTAAACACAAAAGAGCTGATGGAGCGCGAGGCCAAGGCCCAGGCACGCAAAGACGAATGGCGATCGATCTATGAGGATTGCTATGAGTTTGCCCTGCCCCAGCGCAACCTATATTCTGGCTATTACGAGGGCCGCGTAGCGGGCAAAGCCAAGATGGCGCGCGTGTTTGACAGCACCGCGATCCACGCGACCCAGCGCTTTGCCAATCGCCTACAAGCTGGCCTGTTCCCGCCATACAAACAGTGGTGCCGTCTGGAGCCAGGCTCTCAAATCCCTGAGCAAGACCAGGTTCGCGCCCAGGAGATCATGGATAATTACACGACGCGCCTCTTCGAGACGCTGCGTCAGACAAACTTTGACCTGGCAATGGGTGAGTTCTTGCTCGATCTCGCTGTCGGGACTGCCGTGATGATGATTACGCCTGGCGACGAAGCAACGCCTGTGCGCTTTAACTCGATCCCGCAATACCTGGTGGCGATCGAGGAAGGTGCAAACGGTGGCGTCGATAACGTCTATCGTCAGCTGCGCATCAAGGCAGAGGCGATCCAGCGTGAGTTCCCTGGCGTCAACATGACTGCCGAGCTGATGGAAGCGATCGAGCGCAAGCCAGATCAGGAGCTGGATCTGCGTGACGCAGTGATCTTTGACCAGGAGAGCGGTCGATATCACTATCACGTTTTCTGGCCAGCCAAGAAACAAGAGCTATTCTATCGGGAAATGCGGTCCAGCCCGTTTGTCGTTTCCCGTTACATGAAGGTCGCTGGTGAGGTGTATGGGCGTGGGCCGCTGGTCACGGCCATTGCGGACATCAAGACATTGAACAAAACGCTCGAGCTGGTGCTGAAGAACGCATCACTCTCGATCGCTGGTGTTTATACGGCTGCCGATGATGGTGTCCTAAACCCTCAGAACATCAAGATCCAGCCAGGCGCGGTTGTTGCGGTAGCCAGGAATGGCGGCCCTAATGGCGCCTCCCTCGCGCCGCTGCCACGGGCGGGGGATTTCAACACCAGCCAGATCGTCATCAATGATCTGCGCATGAACATCAAAAAGATAATGATGGACGACACGCTGCCGCCAGACAATATGTCGGCACGCTCGGCCACAGAGGTTGCAGAGCGCACCAGGGAGCTGGCCACAAACCTGGGCAGCGCGTTTGGTCGTTTGATTACAGAGACAATGGTGCCGATTATCGCGCGCACATTGTTTGTTCTGGACCAGCAAGGCTTGATTGATCTACCGTTGAAGGTGAATGGCGCCGAGGTAAAGGTGACGCCAGTGTCTCCTCTCGCCCAGGCGCAGAAGCTCCAGGAGATCAATGATGTCGTTCAGTATATGCAGATCGCAAACGCTATGGGCCCACAAGGTCAAGCGTCAATCTCAGTGCCGCGTGTCCTTGCGTTTATCGCGGAGCGGCTGGGGATCGATCAGAACATTCTGAACAGCCCAGAAGAACAAGAACAGATTATGATGCAGATGCAGCAAGCCATGATGGAGGCGCAGCAACCAGCACAGCCAGGTGCTGTGAATGACGGCGGTGCGATGGCAGGAGCAATGGTATGATGGAAGATGGATGGGATGGCTTAACAGACGCGCCCAGGATAGAGACAAGACAAGCGGACGATCTCGATATCCTATATGGGCGTGTGTTCAAGTCTGAAGAGGGCCAGAAGGTGCTGTCGCACCTTCGGTCAATTACAATCGAGAGGCCGACCTGGAACCCAGGCGAGGACCACAGTTACGGATACGTCAGGACTGGGATGGCCGAGATCGTTCGCATGATCGAGAAAAGAATAGAGAGAACCGAATAATGGATAACCAGGAAACTGTCGGGCAGGATAACGTCGCAGCTGACGCCCCGCTCATCAATCCCCAGGCCCAGGAAGATGTTTCAGCACAGCCTCAAGAGGCGCCGATCCCACTTCACGATCCTGACCCGAGTGATGTCACTCCAAAAACTACTGCCGAAAGCGACGATGAACCGCTTACGCGCCCCGATTATTATCCCGAGAAATTCTGGGACGAAGATGGCCCTGACGTTGAGAAGCTGGCCAAGAGCTATAACGAGCTTCAAAAGAAATTCAGTCAGGGTAAACACAAGGCTCCAGAAGATGGTTACAATCTTAAAGATCTGGTGGACGCGGGTCTCAATCCAGATGATCCTACTGTCAGCGCGTATCAAGAGTGGGCGAAAGAGAACGGCATTAGCCAGGCTGCTTTCGAGGATCTTGCTTCGCGTGTCCTCCAAATAAGCGGGGATGTCACGCAACAGCTGGAGTATGATCGCAACCAGGAAATGCAAAAGCTCGGTGAGCGCGCCCAGGAAAAGATCCAGATGGCAGAGCGTTTGCTGATGAAAGCACCGCTAAACAACAACGAGCGCGAGGCAATCGCCAACAGCCTGGACAGTGCGGACGCGATTAATGCGTTCCTCAAGTATCACCAGGCTCTGACGAATGAGGGCATACCGATACAGCCCGCGCCCAGCGCGCCAGAAATGACGCGGGAAGATCTCGAAGCCGCTATCGCTGATCCTCGATGGACCACAGATACGGCGTTCCGATCGCGCATTGAGAAGCAATGGATGGCATCGCAAGGATAATTCCTTGCTAAAGCTATCGTTTGGCTCTATACTGCGACTGTCGGATAACCGTTTGCGCGGCCCGTCATTTGGGGTGAATACCCTTGGTGGCGCGGCCATCCCCGCGCAAGCGACCGCCCTCACAGGATAACGGATCGCGCTTGGTCAAAACTCTTTATAGGAGGGTTCTGCTATGGCGCAGAATGTCACTACGGCCTTCGTTACCCTGTTTGAATCAGAGGTAAAACAGGCATATCAAGCTGAAGCCCTGTTGCGTGGCACTTGCCGCACACGCACTGGCGTTCAGGGGAACACTGTAAAATTCCCAAAAATCGGTAAAGGCGTTGCAACTGTTCGCGTTCCGCAAACAGATGTTACTCCTTTGAACGTAACTTACAGCCAAGTCACCGCGACAATGAGCGATTATATTGCTGCTGAATACAGCGATATCTTCCATCAGTCGCACATCAATTTCGACGAGCGTCGTGAATTGGTGGAGGTTGTGTCGAAATCGATCGCTCGTCGTATGGATCAGATTATGATCGATGCGCTGAACGCATCGTCGGCAACAAGCGTTCTGACAACTGTCGGCGGTGCTGGCACGAACATGAACATTGCCAAGCTGCGTGCTACGGCAAAGGCGCTGAATGAGAAGAATGTTCCTTCCGAGGGCCGCTATCTTGTCATGCACGCTTCGCAGCTCGATGCTCTGCTGGGTGAGACCGAGACCACTTCCTCGGATTTCGCAACGGTTAAGGCTCTTGTCCGTGGCGAGATCAGCTCGTTCATGGGTTTCAACATCCTCACCATGGGCGACCGTGATGAGGGCGGCCTGCCGAAGCCTTCAACACGCACTTGCTTTGCCTGGCATCGTGATGCTCTGGGCTATGCTGAGTCGATGGCGCAAAAGACCGAGATCAACTACGTCCCTGAAAAGACGTCGTTCCTGGTTAGCTCCATGTTCTCCGCTGGCGCAGTGGCGATCGATGACGATGGCATCGTCAAGATCAACTGCACCGAGTAAGGAGGACTGACTGATGGCTTTTTCAACAACTGGTTTTGCAACCATTGGAGCTTCCAAGAAGGGCAATGCCCCTTCGGTTTACTCCTATTCGACGACAGACACGATCGCCACCGTGAACACTGAGGGTTATTTCAATGACCTTTCGGATTCGTTGGCTGTTGGTGATCTGATCTATTGCTTGACTTCGACTGGCTCCACTGCTGTCGCAACACTGGTCTATGTGTTGTCGAACACTGGTGGCGTTGTTGACGTCAACGATGGCACGACGCTGGCAAACACTGACAGCGACTAAGACGGGCAGGGCCAGGGCAACCTGGCCCTTACCTCAATGACAGGAGGTTCGCATGGCAGCTGGCGATACAAGTTTATCTATATGTTCGGATGCGCTGATTATGTTAGGCGCCCAGCCGATCTCGTCCTTCACTGAAGGATCCGACGCAGCCCAAGCATGTGACCGCCTATATCCCGATCTTCGGGATAGTTTGCTTTCTAGGTATCCCTGGAGCTGGAGCTATCAAAAGACCCAGCTGGCGCGCCTGGCAACGGCGCCGATCTCCGAATGGGATTATGCCTATCAGCTGCCTGGTGACATGCTCTCTGGCGTGCGGGCGCTGTTCAATACTGCCGACACCTTCGGGATGCCGCTCCGCTATGGCTGGGAGATCTATGGCGACCAGGTATATACCAATGAAGAGACCGTCTATATCGATTACCAATCCAGCGTAAACGAGAGCAAGATGCCGTATTACTTCGTGCATCTACTCCGTCATGCGATGGCTGGCGAGTTAGGCATGGTTATCACTGACCAGATTTCCAAAGCAGATTATTTCCGTTCCCTGGCGTTTGGCACGCCTGGCGAGAATGGTCGAGGTGGTCTGTTCCGTGAAGCAATGAATATCGATAGCCGTGGCCAGCTGCCACAAGTCATCGAGGATTACTCGCTTATCGATGTAAGAGGATAGCATGGCGCGGATTGTTCAGTTCCAGACAAACTTCTCGGTCGGAGAGCTGGATCCGCTTCTGAAGGCGCGGACCGATCTCGAGCAGTATCAGAACGCGCTCGAGACCGCGAAGAACGTCCTGGTGCAGCCGCAAGGTGGCGTGCGCCGCCGCAATGGGCTCAAGTTCATCTATGACTTTGGCGCCAGTTTCACTGACTTCAAACTGATCCCTTTCGAGTATAGCAGCGCCGACAGCTATATGTTGGTGTTCGTCAATCTGCGCATGTATGTGTTCAAGGATGGCGTGCTGCAAACAAACATCAACGGCAGCGGCAATGATTACGCGACGACGACAATCACCGCAGCCATGCTCGATGAGCTGAATTACACCCAGGCGGTTGATACTCTGATCGTGGTGCATGAAGATCTTGAGCCACAGCGGATCGTGCGCAACAGCGATACGTCCTGGACTGTCGGCGCATTGCCCCTCACCTTTATCCCGCAATACGCATATGCGATCGATACTCACGAGCCAACATTCACGATCACGCCCAGCGATATCAGCGGGAATATCTCAATCACAGCCTCTAGCGTAACATCGGACAACGGCACAGCCCAGGCTGGTGGTGCCGATACCATTACGCTGAAAGCAGCTACATCGATGACATCCAATGACCAGCCCAATGGCATGTTCATTGAGATCACCGCTGGCACAGGATCTGGCCAGACGCGACACATCGAGGACTATGTGGCGGCCACAAAGGTTGCAACGGTCTATCCCGCGTGGACAGTGGCACCAGATGCGACCAGCCAATACGAGATCAAAGCGTTCAAACCCGCAGCCGTCGGTGAATATCTCAATGTGCTTAATGGTTTCGGTCGCGCTCGATACACAGAATATGTCAGTGATACCGAGATGAAGGCTTATGTCGAGGTTCCTTTCTTCGACACAGATCCGATTGCGTCTGGCGATTGGGAAAGCGAACACGGCTGGGAAGATACCTGGTCGGCCACTCGAGGCTGGCCGCGCAGCGCAACATTCCATGAGGGGCGCTTGTATTTCGGAGGGGCCAAGTCACGGCCCAACACGATCTGGGGATCGCGCGTCATTGATTACTTTAACTTCAATCCAGGCTCTGCCCTGGACGATGATGCTGTCGAGGCAACGATTAACACCAATCAGCTGAATGTCATTACGCATATATTCTCTGGCCCAGAGCTTCAGATCTTTACGACAGGCGGTGAGTTCGTTGTGGGCCAATCGGCCAACAGCCCGATCACGCCTTCGACGCTCCTCGTCAAGCCGCAAACGCGCCTGGGCAGCAAGACAGGCGTGCCGATCGAGGATCTCAACGGGGCCACAATCTTTGTGCAGCGCCAGGGTAAATCGATTGTCAGCTTCCAGTTCCAGGATACCGTGGCCGCGTATCGAACCCAGGCGCTGTCAGTTCTCAGCTCACACCTGGTGCGACAACCTGTCGATCTGGCAGTGCGCCGCGCGACATCGACCGACGAAACCGACCGTTTATTCCTGGTCAACAATGATGGGACGATGGCGGTTTACTCAATCCTAGCCGCGCAGAACGTGATCGCCCCCAGTGAGTTCGTCACTGATGGCAGCTTCATTGCTTGCGCCGTCGAGATCGATAAAGCGTTTGTTATTGTAAAGCGCACGGTAAATGGCACAGATAAATATTACCTCGAGCTATTTAGTGAAGATTTCACCACAGACAGCGCAAAGAGCGGTGGAGCCGCAGCGTCAGTGACGATGGATCACCTCGAGGCTAAAGAGGTCCAGGTCATCCGAGATGGCGTTATCGAGCCAGCTCAGACGGTCCCAGCATCCCCATACACAGTCACGTTTGAGACGGCATCAACCAGCTCTTATGAGGTTGGCCTGGACTTCGATGTCGAGATCAAGACGATGCCCGCCGAGCCGCGCCTGGCACAAGGCACAATCCAGGGGACAAAGAAGCGGATCTTGCAGATCGATGCGATCGTTTACGAAACACAGAACATGAACATCAACGGCAAAGAGGTCGCGTTCCGTCAGTTCGGCGTCGGCGTTCTTGATACAGCCGTGCAAGCGTTCACTGGCACAAAAACAGTAAGTGGTGTCCTTGGGTTTACCAGCACAGGACAGATAACAATTACGCAGTCCGCGCCGCAGAAGATGACGCTGCTCGGCCTGGAGTATCGAATGAGCGTGGGGAATTGATATGTCACAGTTAGCATTTGCCGCAGTATCAGCCGCAGGACAGCTCTACGCGGGAGCGCAACAGCGGAAGATGTATAACGCCCAGGCAGCCCAGGCACAGATCCAGGGGCGCAGCCAGGCGATTGCTTACAAGCAGCAAGCCGCAGATATCCTCAAGAACCTCAACGAAACGATGGGAACAATCGTGGCCCGCGCCGCAGCTGGTGGCGTCGATCCGATGTCGGGATCCGCTCGATCGCTACAGAATTACGCCATGAAAGAAGGCGTGCGTGAATACAACATCTCCAAAGACAATGCAGTCCTGGCGCAAGGCATGGCCTCTTACCAGGCTGACATCTATCGCCAGGCTGGCCAGACAGCGATGCTGTCCTCGATGGTTCAGGCTGTCGGCACGATGGGGACGGGGTATTACCGACAAAGTCAACTGGGCTTCCCTGCCCTCAATATTTCGGCATAGGGGGCGTGAATGGCGATCTTACCACGATATCAAAGAGTAGGAGCAAAGGCTGCACAGCCTGGCCAGGTTGATTTCGCCAACTTCCGAGAGGGCGCTCGCCTGGGACAAACGATCAGCCAACAGGTCGATCGGATGTCAGACTTTGTTTATAAGGAGCAACAGCTCCAGGCACGTCAGCGTGGCCGTGAGATCGTGGGCGAGATGGGTGCGCAGCCTGTCCTCGAGCGTTTGTCTAAGGCTGGTGGCCCAAGCACAATCGGGGAACGTGAGGCTTACAGCGTGGCAAACCGTGTCGCAGCTGCCGAGATCGAGACCGACGCACGCAAAGAGATCAATCGTATCGTGACAGAAGGCCAGTCCGCTGGCCGTTCATTCTCTGCAATCCAGGCCAGCCTGGCAGATGTCGTCGATGGCTTCCCTGCCGCCCTGGCAAACCTGGATCCAGAGACCGCTGGCTTGTTGCGCAATCAGCTGACCAGTGTCGCTGACCAGGCAAGTATCCGATACAACAGCTGGGCAACCGCTCGAGCTTCACGCGCAGCCCAAGGCCGCGCACTCGT